ACCTCCTCTTCTCTTTCGAGCATTATATGATCTGCGATTACTTGACATATCGACCTAATTTTTTAACTATTTAGTAGGATTTTGACAAAAGGTAAAGTTCTTAAATCTCTTAACTCCATTTCATCTACTTGATATAGTCCACCGACTACTTCTGGAAATGTATATTGTCTCATTTCACCCCAATGATAGTTCAATCCTTTGAACCCCCAAGAGAATACATCAGTTACTGCAACAAGTGGATGTGAATCATATGCAATACCAGGTGTTTTTGCTTGATATACAAATACGTAAAAGTTACCTGCTTGAGGAACACTACTTCCCTCAGTCAACACTTCGAGTATATCTGTTGCTAAATCATCGGCACTTTCATTACCGATAAATCTTTTCATTATAGGATCTATACGACTCATATGTCTAACTCTTTTTCTGTAATTACTTTAAACTCCCACATTCGGTCAGCACAATACTCTCTTGCTGCTTTCCATTTTGCTTGATTTCTTGCATATTCAAATGCTTCACGAATATAACCTTTGGTTTGTCTTTTTGGTCTTTTTGGTTTTGTTGTTTGTTTAAGTGGTTTCACTTCAATCAGGTATCTTTTTATTTTACCTGTGTTCTCTTGCACTTTGATATAAAAATCTGGAAAGTATCTATGTATTCGACTATCGTGAGGTGAGATATATGGAAGAGCAATTTCTTCACTGCCCCATTCAAGAATTTTAGTATTTTTATCACAGTATACCATAAACTTTCTTTCCCAAAGTGATCTGTAAATAATATTAGTTGGATCACCTTTATACTTTTTAGGATGTGATGGATAGTATTTTCCCCTATAAGCCATCTAAATAACTATACTATAGAAGTATTTAGAGTGCCAGCACCAAGACCAAAAAGAATAGCGGACATATTGCCTAAAATACAGAATGTGGCTCAAACATCAAATTTTCTTGTTAAATTTGCTTTACCAAATGGTGGATTGAAATCTCATATGAGAAGAAAGGGAATAAATGATAGGTTTATTGTTGAAGATGCGGGATTACTATGTTATAATGCAGTATTACCTGGCAGTGGAATGGCTGCGGTTAATACTGTAGGAGATTATCAAGGAATGGTCGAGAGATTTGCACATACACGTAATTTTACTCAAGTTAATTTTGAATTTTATGTTGATAATGAATATAAATCTCTTAAGTTTTTAGAACATTGGATGGAGTTTATTACTGGTGCTAATAGAACCGATGTTTCTGGTGATACTTACTTTTTTCAGTTAAATTATCCAGATGATTATAAATCAAATGATACTCGTGTTGTTAAGTTTGAGAAAAATTACTCACAGTTTTTAGAATATAGATTTGTTGGACTATTTCCTATTTCATTAAACTCAACTAGAGTTCAATACGGAACTTCACAAATTCTGAAAGCAACAGCATCATTTAGTTATGATCGATATATTGCTGGTGAATCATCATCACTTGCAAGAGATTTAGGAAGAGCATTTAACGATATAGGTGCAGCATTTGGTAATCCAAATAAAGATGGTGCAAGCACATATGGTGATAATGATAGATTAAATGCATTACAAAGAGTAACTCAAACTAGAGCTGCTAATACATTAAATAGTGATCGAGCTTCAATAGATACATCAATGACAGGTCCTACTCAAACACTTGCTGGTCAAGGTTTAGGTTCAGGAATCACCATCGTATAACCACTATAAATAATGACACTGAAGTGCTCAGAATATTATGCCTTTACCAAAAATTGCAACCCCAACCTATGAGTTGGTATTACCTTCATCGAATAAGAAAATAAAATACAGACCTTTTCTTGTTAAAGAAGAGAAAATTTTAATTCTTGCGATGGAGTCACAGGATAGTACACAAATTGCGAATGCAGTTAAAGATGTGATTTCCAATTGTATTATTTCAAGAGGAATAAAAGTTGAAAAATTATCAACATTTGATATTGAATATTTGTTTTTGAATATTCGTGGTAAATCTGTTGGAGAAGATATTGAAGTGATGGTAACTTGCCCAGATGATGGGAAAACACAAGTTCCAACATCGATTAATATTGATTCAATAAAAGTTCAAAAAGGTGAAGACCATTCAAGAGATATTAAATTAGATGATAATTATACTCTTAGGATGAAATATCCATCATTAACTGAGTTTATTAAAAATAATTTTGCTACTACTGAAATGAATGTAGATGATACATTCCAATTAATATCAAGTTGTATTGAACAAGTTTACTCTGAAGAGGAATCTTGGACATCTGAAGATTGCACAAAGAAAGAATTATCTCAATTTTTAGATCAATTGAATTCAAGTCAATTTAAAGAAATTGAAAAATTCTTTGAAACAATGCCTAAATTATCTCATAAAGTTATGGTAACAAATCCAAATACCAAAGTGGAAAGTGAAATTGTATTAGAGGGGCTACAGAATTTTTTCGGGTGAGTATGGCACACGAAGATCTTGAGTCATACTATAAATTGAATTTTGCTTTGATGCAGCATCATAAATATAGTTTGACAGAGCTTGAAAATATGATTCCTTGGGAAAGGGAAATATATGTTTCACTTTTACAACAACATGTTGAAGAAGAAAATTTAAAAGCACAACAAGAACAAAATGGATGAGGAGAAAGGTTTAAGTTCACCGATAGCAGGAGGTATTAGAGCCGTTAGAAATACGGTATCTTCTAGTATCTTTACTGGTCGTGCTGTTCCACCACCTCAAGCAGATCCACAAACAACAAGTTTACTCACACAAAATTCATTAACTCTAACTACGGTATCAAAGCAGTTGGAGAATATATCGCTTAATTTAAGCACACTTAATTTTTCATTAGCAAATATAAAAAATAATTTAGCGGTCAGCGATACATTAGATAGACAGAGAGAATCAGCAAAAAGAAATAGAGATAGAATATTAGCAGAGCAAGGACTAAGAGAAGGAAAGGAAAGTGCGATTGAAAAAAGAATTCAATTTGCTTTACAAACACCTGTTCGCAGAATTGCACAAAAAACACAGGGAATATTAGGTCGATTGGTTAATTTCTTCTTAATATTAGCAGGAGGTTGGTTAACAAATACTATCATTGACATGATTGGTGCAAATGCCGATGGAAATATTGACTTGATGAATAAACTAAAAGGTAAATTGACCACAGGTTTAATAGTTATAGGAGCGACACTAACAGCCGCTACAATTGGATTAAGAAAAGTTTTTGGATTAACAGCACTTCTAGCATCGAGAGCTTTTAGATTTGGTTTTAATAATATCTTAAGAAGACCTTTCGCTTCAGTTTTGACGTTATTACGTGGAAAAGTAGGTGCAGTCTTAGGAATAGGTGCTGTTGCTGGTGTTGGAGGAGGAGGAGGTGCACTTGCATTATTATCTGCTCCGTTTGTTTTTATTGGTAATCAGTTAAAAAGACTTGGAAAATTTTTAGGTATGAAACCAGAAACTCCTCCTACTGGTGGTGCAGGTGCAGGTGCAGCTGCTGGTGCGATAAAAGGAGGATTTAGAGGTGCTTTCAGACAAATATTTGGCGGTATAAGAAACTTCTTTGCATTTAGCACATTATTTGATATTTTTATAAATGGTGAAAATCCTGTTGATGCGATAAAAAATAATCTCGGTGGAATATTGACAACTTTAGTTCTTGCTCCACTGGTTGTAGGTGCTATAAAATTGTTAGCATTACCAGCTTTAGCAGCAACAATTCTAAAGTTTATTCTAGGAAGTGTTACGTTTGGAATTGGAAAGAATCTATTTTCTAAATTTAAATTCGGGGGAGGAGCAGCACAACAGCAAAATGAAGTAGAAATAAAACCAATTGAAGAAACAACTGAGACTGTCGCATTCGGAGTTGGTAATCAAAATAATATTGAATCAACCACAACTGATAATACTTTAGTTGCACAAAGAGATGAAATTAATTCAGATGCTATAGTTCCAATTAATAATAAAAAAGAATTAAATGTAGCAGAAACAATATCTAATATTGAAGAGGGGCAACCTACAATAGTAAACATTCCAGCTGGAGATGGTGCAAATCAACAAACACAATTAGCGTCTAATGGGCAGGTTGAAGATCCAGCAAGTTCAATTCCTTTCAT